ATGGCCCTCCCAGCTATCGGGGCCAAGGCCCCGGAACGTCTAACCCTCCCGGACGTGCGCCGACTGGATCGGCTGCCATCCTTGCCGGAATGGGCAAGCTCGCGCGTCGCATCGATGAAAGACGAGTTTCAGCAGGGCAGGACGGTGCCAACGTTACCGGCACGCTTGACCTTGAGCCAAGGCGAGCGCGCTGAGATCGAACGCCACGTCGCCGCCCTCGACTCGCTATGCTCACAGACGCCGCTTGAGGATGATCAATGGGAATGCGCCACGTTGGTTGTGGTGACAAAGCTGATGCTGGCCCTGCCATCGTCGCAACAGAACGAGGCGGGCGCGGAAGCGAGCGGCGAAGCGTTCCAGATGGCTCTTGAGGATTTGCCGACATGGGCCGTCGCCTCTGCCGTGCGGCTTTGGTATCGCGGCGACTGCGGCGTGAATGAGCGCGGCGATCCTTACGACTATCACTGGCGCCCTGCCCCGGCCGAACTGCGCAAGGTCGCGCTATTCGAGAAGTGGAAGGTGAAGGCGCAAGCCGACACGCTACGCAAGATGCTCGCCGCCGAGCCTCTAATCGAATTCAGCAATGAGCATTGCGAACAGATGCGAGCGCGTCTCGCGATGGTGATTCCGCGCGCAACGCGCGCTGCCTGACAAAGCTTTTGTAAACCGTGTTCCTCTGCGCTGGTCGGTAACGACACGACGACGGCGGCGATAGGGGATGACTGCGCAACCGTGGGGCCTCATCAAGCGCAACCCTGATCCTAGCGGCACGAGGGGTGATGAGCGGCGAAGTGGATACGCCGTCACAGTAGGTGCCAACGCAGGCGCGACCACGCGCTGTCTGCGGGCCTATACGGCGGGCGCGGCTCCGGTCGGCACGACGTTGGTCATGGGAACGCGCTCCGGCTCTGCTGGGGCGTGTCATCCTATGGCCTACCAACAAACGCTCACCAGTCGGCACGAGCACTGAAGGAAAGATAGATGAAGCAGCGAAACAGCAAGAGACGGAAGTATCTGCGCGCGGCGGCGCGTGCGAGTGGCGGCGTGCGCGATGCCGTCGCGTCGAAGTGGACGCAGCGCAAGCAACACAGACATGATGATAGGAAGCTCGGCACGTTCGGCGCTGCGTCGGCGGTGCGGATCATCGTGAAGGATGGTCAGCCGGTCGAAGGAAATTAGCGAAAGTTGCGCTGATAAAAAGCGCGCGGGTTGGCGTGCCACCCCCCCCTGGTCGCAGACTTTCGGCAGTAGGGAGCGGGGACCGCGTGGGTCAACCGCGCGATATGGGTCCGAATTCAAAACCCCTTTTGTTGTCAGTCTTTTTGTGAGCGCAGTTGATCGCAATTGCTCAAAGTCGGTCGGTATTTTCGTGACGGATTCCGCGAACGCTCGCAACGTTGGCGCGGGATGGTCCCGGAAAAAATGCTCGGCAGATTTCTCAAATTCTTCGAACGCAAGAGCGACAGCACGTGGGACGTGCTGCTCGGCATCGGTATGCAGACGGCGGCTAATATCGCCGTGTCGCCCGAGGTCGCGCTTCGTTGCATTCCGGTTCTAGCGGGCACTCGCGTTCGCTGCGAAACGCTCGGCGCTCTTCCGCTGCATCTCTACGTGAAGGATGCGGCCGGCAAAAAGGACCGCGCGACCGATCATCCGCTTTACAAGCTGCTTCACGATCGTCCGAACGGGTGGACCAGCGCTCCAGAATTCATCATGCAGATGGAGCAGGACACCATCACGCATCATGGCGCCTTCGCGCTCGCGAATAGGTCCGGTGACAAAATCGTCGAATTGATCCGGCTCCCGCCGAACGCCGTCTCAGTGAGGATCGATCCGGTTTCACTTGAGCCGATTTACGATCTCACCATCGCAAACGGTACGAAGATCAATTATCCGTGGCGCGACATCCTACACATTCCAAATCGCGGAAACGTTGCGCCGATTTGGCAGGCCCGCGAAGCCATCGGCTTGACGATGGCGATGGAACGCCACGCGGGATCGCTCTTCGGCAACGGTGCGCGTCCGGCTGGCGTGCTGAAATTCAAGCGGAAGCTTGATGACGTGACCTATGCGCGACTGATGAAGTCGTGGGCGTCGGGGCACAGCGGCGAGAACGCCGGCAAGACCGCGATCATTGAAGACGATGGTGACTTTACGCCGCTGACTTTCAACAGCGTCGACATGCAATTCAGCGAAATGCGCGCGTTCCAAGTTGTCGAGATCGCGCGAGCGTTGGGCGTGCCGCCGACACTGATGCAGGAGCTCGGCCGCGCCACCTGGGCGAACGCCGAGGAAATGTCACAGACATTTCTCGCCTTCACGATCCTGCCGCGCATGAAGCTGTGGCAAGGCGCGGTTGCTCGGCTGCTATCGGCTGACGAACAGGCGAAATACTACGCCGAATTCATGGTCGACGAGCTTGTAAAGGCCGACATCGCGGCACGGTTTGCGGCCTACGCGCAAGCGATCCAGTCGCGAATTCTCAATCCGAATGAAGCTCGCGCGAAGGAAAACATGGCGCCCTACCAGGGCGGCGATGAATTCGCGAACCCCAACATCTCACCGAACGCGACGCCGCTCCCGATCGCGCCGCCGGTTCGGTCGAAGCCGCGAGTGGTCGCATGAGCAGCAACAACAACGAACACGGCGTTGCATTTGATCTCGATTTGAAATCGGTCACTGCCGAAGGCGAGTTCACGGGCTACGCCAGCGTGTTCGGCAACGTCGATTTCGGCCGCGACGTGGTTGTGCAGGGTGCCTATGCGAAGTCGCTGCAAAAGCGTCCGCCTGAGAAGGTGAAGATGCTGTTTCAGCACGATCCGTCCGAACCGATCGGAATTTGGCTTGATCTCACCGAAGATCAAAAAGGCCTCCGCGCCAAAGGCAAACTGATTTTGGAAACGACGAAGGGTCGCGAGGTCCACGCGCTGATGCGCGCTGGCGCGCTGGACGGCCTCTCGCCCGGCTTCCGCGCCGTCAAAGACCGCTTCGATCGCGCGAAGGGAATTCGCTTCCTCGAAGAGATGGACGTTCCCGAAATTTCGATTGTGACCTTCCCGATGAACCCCCGCGCGACCGTTGCATCAGTCAAGGGGCATGACCCGGAGCGCGCGCGGGCGCTCGTGGCGGCCATCAACAGGGCAACGGAGGCCCTACGAGCATGAAACACTATCGCGATAACGATTGGCGCGGGCATACCGCCCTCACGCCGCTCGAATTCAAGGACGAAAGTGGCGGCGATCCTGATCCCGTGAAGGCGATCGAGGCGCTTTCGGCTGCGCTCGATCAAAAGCTCGCTGGCATCACGGGCGAAATCAAAAAGGTCAACGACAAAGTTGACATCGAGGTCGCGAAGGCGAAGCGGCCCGGCGCGGAAATCAAATCCGAAACGAAGGTGATCGAGCGCAAGGCGTTCGAAACCTTCCTCCGCAAAGGCCGCGAAGCGCTCTCCGCCGATGAGGTCAAGACGTTGCGCATGTCCGATGACACAGCGGGCGGCTATCTCGCCGAAGAGGATTTCGTCGCGGAGGTCGACAAAAATATCGTCCAATATTCGCCCGTTCGGCAAGCGGCTCGCGTCGGACAGACGGCCAGCGGCGCTGTGATCATCCCGAAGCGCACGGGACGCCCGACCGCCAGTTGGGTTGGCGAGACGGAAACCCGTACCGAAAGCGAAAGCACCTACGGGCAGGCGGAAATTCCGATCGATGAAATGGCCTGCTACGTCGATGTTTCCAACAAGCTGTTGGAAGACGCTGCGGTCGACGTAGGCGCGGAGGTCGCTTTCGACGTTGCCGAAGAGTTCGGACGCGCGGAAGGCGCGGCCTTCGTCTCGGGCAACGGCACCAAGAAGCCGCTCGGCTTCATGAGCGACACCAACCTGAGTTATACCGCCGGCGGCCATGCCACGCTGATCCAGGCCGATGGCCTGATCGATCTCTTCTACGCGCTCGCGCCGTTCTATCGGCAGCGAGCCGTGTTCATGCTCAACGGGTCGACGCTCGCCGCGATCCGCAAGCTGAAGGATGGTCAGGGTCAATATCTCTGGCAACCCGGCCTTGCGGCGGGGCAGCCGGAAACGATCCTTGGGCGACCGGCGGTCGAAGCCGTCGACATGCCCGACATCGCCGCGAACGCCTATCCGGTTGCCTTCGGCGATTTCGCCAGTGGCTTCCGGATTTACGATCGCGTGGCGCTGTCCCTGATCCGCGATCCCTACACGCAAGCAACCAGCGGGCTCACCCGCTTCCATGCTCGGCGCCGTGTCGGCGCCCGCGTGGTGCGCGCGGAAACGATCCGCAAGCTGAAGATCGCCACGAGCTGATCAACCCCGGATCGCCTGCGCCAATTGGCGCATGCGGCCTCAACCCAATTTTCAATTCGGAGAACTTCCATGGAAGACATGGCACACAACATCCAAGTGAAGCGGGTTATCTCTCCCGTTTCGGTTGGCGACAATACCGCGCAAGTCGGCCAGATCATCAATCATCTGGGCTATGAGAGCGCAACCTACGTCATTGCGCTCGGCTCGATTGCCGACGCGGACATGACGGCGGTTGTTCTGCTCGAAGAGAGCGACGCATCCGACATGACCGGCGCTGTTGCCGTCGCCGACGCGGATATGATCTCGCAGACGACGGGGACCGCACCGGAAACGGCCGCTGCCTTCGCCTTCGACAGCGACAATCAGGTCCGCAAGCTCGGCTATATCGGCTTCAAGCAATACACCCGCATGACCATCACGCCGGCCGCCAATGCCAGCGCGGCTCTGCTCAGCGTCTTGTGCATCTTGGGCGATCCGAACAGCGCCCCGGTCACCCAGGCAACGTCATGAGCGCGGCGAACGTCGCAAACTATAACGAGCAGGGCGGCGCTCGCACCGTCATCGGAGGCGAAATCGATATCGTCTCCGGTGGCGCGTTGAAGATCGCGGGCGCCGACAAGACGGCGGCGCTCGCCGCAGCCGTCGCCGCCCCGACCGCTGGCGTCGCCGCAGGCTATCTGGTTGCCCGAGGCGAGACGGCGCTGGACGGATCAAACCCGACGCCGGTGGTGACCGGCCTCAGTACTGTCACGGGCTTCTCTGCCACGCTGAAGGGATCGGCCGCGCCAGGCGTCGGCACCACGACACTGACTTACACGTCCTCAGCCGGAACCGTGTCGGTCTACGCGTGGAAACCAACCAGCAACTCCGACCCGACCCTGATCGCATCCACCGGCACCGAAACCTTCGGATGGACTGCAATCGGAACGTAATCGAATGCCCCGGCGAATGGGCGGCTCCATCGCGCCGGGGTGAAGCGACGGGCGCGTGCGCGCACAAGCAAAGGATCATCCCGACCGAAGCCGAAGGCACCTCGCGCCCGTCGCAAATTCTCAGGACAAGAAATGCTCACCGTCACGACGCCCGCCGAGAGCTACGATCTCACCTTGCTCGCCACGGTGAAATCGGAGCTTGGCATCACCGATCGCAGCGAAGATGAAAAGCTTGCGCGCTGGATCACCCAAGCGAGCGGTGAAGTCTCGAAACGATTGAACCGCGTGTTCGCGGAAGAGACGGTCAGCGAAACGTTCCGCCTCACATGCCGGCAAGATGGATTGCTACTGAGCCGCTTTCCCGTGAGCGCGATCGCGTCGATTGTCGAAAACGATTCGACGCTCGAAACGACGGACTATGAGCTTGTCACTCAAACCGGCGAACTGAACCGGCTGCGCGATGACCGCGGCTGGCATTGGCCGCGCGGCAAGATCGTCGTGACCTACACGGCGGGCTACGCAGCGATCAGTGATCTCCCGGAAGGCGTCGAGCGCTTGGCGATCATCTTCGTCAATCAATATCGCTACTCCGCGCCGCGCGATCCAATGCTCCGCAGCGAGACGACGGACGGCGCCGGATCATCCTCGTATTTCGACGCGGGATCCTCGCCGGAAGCTGAAAATCTCATTGAGAAACTGCGCAAGCCAGCAGGCGGATGAAAAGCAAATGTTGAACCCCGGCGATTACTCACTGTGCGATCTTGCAATCACGACGGCGCTGTCAGGGGTTGCGCAAACTCCCATCCAAAATCTGGAAGGGATGCTCGCCGCCACTGTCGAGGCGAAGCTGTCATGGGGTTCGGGCGGGACCACCGCGAAGGCATACATCCAAACGACATTGGATGATGGGCAGACGTGGATCGATATCGCTTGTATCGCATTCGGTGCGGCCAGCGAGACCGTACTGCTGAATTTCAGCAAGCTCACGCCGAAGCTCACGCAGCTAACGCCGAGCGACGGATCGATGGCGGATGATACCGCAATTGACGGAATCCTAGGGTCAGCGCTTCGCGCGAAGATCACCACGACGGGCACGTACAGCAACACGGCATTCAGCGTGAAGGTAAGCGTTGCCTAAAGATGAATGCGTTACTTGCACAGCTTGACCGGAGGTTGGCGCGGCGGGGCGAACAAATTTATTTGCGCCGCACCGTCGGCACGACCAATCAATCATTCGTGCAATGTCGCATCCCCGCAATCGTGCGAGCGCTCACGGTGGAACAGTTGATCGGCAATATCTCGCAACAGAATTTTTTCATTATATGCAGCCCGACGCACATCAATCAGCAGCAATGGCCTGGCGGAAAGACGCCGGCCGCGACAGGCGTGATCATCACGCCCACGGACCCGAGATTGCCGATCACGACCGATACCCTGTTCCTTCGCGGTGCGTCCAAGACGGTGCAGCGCGTAGCACCTGTGTTCGATCGGGGCGAATGCATCCGTATCGAAATCAACGTGTTGGGATAGCGATCATGCCGAGGATCGCCCCACGAATTTGCGGCTGTGGCCTCTTGGTTGCGAGTGGCGCGACCTGCATTTGCTCACAGCGACGCAGGATCGAGGTCGAGCGCAGCCGCCCGAATGCGCGGCAGCGCGGCTATGACAAAAGATGGGAACGCGAGTCGAAGGAATTCCTCGCGATGCCTGGAAACAGATTTTGCGCGTGCGGCTGCGGACAGGTCGCCAACATGGTCGACCATCGCATCCCGCATAAGGGGAACCTGCGGCTGTTCTGGGACAAGACGAATTGGCAGCCGATGGCGCGCGGCTGCAACAGCCGGAAGTCGGCGAGCCGTGAAGGCGGATTCGGAAATCCCGTCCGCGCGGAAGGGTTGTTCCGATGAGGGGCGCAAGGCCGGAGCTTCGCGTTGTGGAAAATGGTTCCGAAGAAGTACCGTTTAAAGGTTCTGACACGGAACCTTTAAATGCCGCAGAGTGTGGCATTTCTACTGCGGAAATTCCGCAGTCGGGAAAAAGTACTGGCGCTGAACTTTCTCCGGTAGCGCCGCCCGTGGAATTGCCGGAAGCCATCGCGGCCGAATGGCATCGCGTCGTAACCGATCTCCGCGAGCGGCGGCTTTGGAAAGACAGCATGTCGGGCATGGTGACGAGTTTTGTACTCGCCCAGGCCACGCTACTGCGGCTCGAAATCAGCATCGCGGCGGAAGGCGATTCGGTTGTCGGCGCGAGCGGCGCCCGCAAGCCTCACCCGTCGACCGGCTTGCTGCGATCGTCGCGCGAAACCGTTGCGCGGCTCGGCGCCGAATTGGGCCTCTCGCCGACCGCGCGTTCGCGAAAGCAACTCCGTCCCGACGGCCCCGATCTCTTCAGCAGTCGCAACAACGAATTTGATCTCTGATGCTGTCCGGTCCCGAATGGCTCTTTGATGGATCTCCGATTGATGATCCGCGCGGCGACGCGGCGCGTGCGCTGAAATTTCTCGGCATCCTGCATCATCCGAAAAGCCGAAAGCCGGATCGCGCGTTGACGTTCGATGAATGGCAGACGCGCATCATCCAGAAAATCTATGGCCCGTGCGACGCGGACGGAAATCGGCTGTGCCGCGTGGTCTATTTGCAAGTCGGACGCGGCAACCGCAAGACTTCACTCGGCGCCGCGCTCGAGCTCTTGCACACATTCGGCCCGCAACGGATCGAGGGCGGGCAAAGCCTCTCGGCTGCGGCCGATCGGAAGCAAGCGCGCATCGCGTTCGATGAGGCGTGTGGGATCATCGCCGCAACGCCCGCGCTGAAAAATGCTGCACGTGTGCAGGATTTCAAAAACCGGATTGTTCATCCGAAGTCTGGCGCGGTCTATGAGGCGATCAGCGCCGACGCCGCGACGCAGTTCGGGCGCACACCGTCGTTCGCGCTCGTTGACGAATTGTGGGCGCACAAAAAAGACGGGCTATGGCACGCGATCCGAACCGGCCTCGCCAAGGTGGCGGGCTCGTTGCTTGTGATCACCACGACGGCCGGGGCCGGAACGAACACGCCTGATTTTCCGATTTACGAATATGCAAAGAAGGTTGCGTCGGGCGAGATCATCGATCCGAGTTTTTTGCCGATCATCTTCGAAGCGCCGGCCGATTGCGATTGGACCGATGAAGCGATCTGGCACGCCGTCAATCCCGGCCTTCGTTATGGTTATCCGGACTTGCCATCACTGCGGCAACTCTCACTTGAGGCGCGCGAGCGCCCGGCGGATCGCGCCGCGTTTCAGCAATTCCACCTTGGCATTCGTCAGCAGCATTCAACGGCGCCGTTTGTCGACATCGCCGTCTATGACGAAGGCGCAATTGCAGTTGATCTTGAAAAGCTTCGTGGGCGACCGTGCTGGGTATCCGGCGACATGTCATCAACAACCGATCTCGCGGCCGTGTTCGCGGCGTGGCCGGATGACGATGACGGGTTCGATGTATGGGCGTGGTTCTTCGTTCCGCAAGACAACCTTCAGGTCCGCGCGGATCGTGATCAAGTGCCATACCCGCGTTGGGCGAAAGAAGGCTTCATCACGGCGACGCCTGGGAACGCGGTCGACTTCCGCGCGATCGAACTTCATATCCGCGATCTGTGCGCCACCTATGACGTGCGCGAAATCTCATTCGACCGAGCCTATGCGCAGCCGGTCATAGGCCCGCTGCTTGAAGATGGTTTTCCGGTTGTCACCCTGCAGCAAGGTTGGGTGACGCAATCGCCAGCGCTCAATCTGTTAGAGCGCGCGATCATCAGCCGGAAATTCCGCCACGGCGGGCACCCCGTGCTGCGCTGGAATTTCGAAAATATCGTGATCAAGACCGACAGCGCGGGCAACCGCGTGATGCACAAAGGTCTGTCGCGAGATCGGATCGATGGCGCGGCGGCGGCGTGGATGGCGGTATCGCGTGCGGCGGCCGGCGACGCGAACGCGTCTGTCTACAGCAACGCGGAAGCGCGGCCGGATGGGTTTCTTTTTGTCTGAGCGGGAGCGAGTAATGCCGAGCGGAAAGGTGAAGTGGTTTAGCAGCGACAAGGGGTACGGCTTCATCGCGCCCGATGATGGGGTGGATGACATTTTCGTTCATGTCACTGCGGTTCAAGACGCTGGCCTCGATCTTCTGCGGCCCGGCAACGCGATCTCCTATGAGATCGGATCGAACAGCAAGACGCAGCGAACGAAGGCAATCAATCTTCGGCTGCTGTGAAGCAAGCGGAGATCAAAGTAATGTGGACTCGCGCATGGTCGCCTGAACGTTCTCCGCAACGAGGATACAACGCGGTGGCTTGGCATCGGGCATGAAGATGCGCTCCTTCACTTTCCAAAAAGTCCGCCGCTCGGGATCATTGAAATCGATCTTCGTTTCACCAGCGCGCGGTGAAGCACCTGGATTCAGTATGCGATCTCCAACATCGGGGCATGTGCCGCCAAATGCCGCAATTGGGTAAGAGTGTCCGTCATGTTCGAGGGTGCCACTACGGCCATCATAGAACAGAACAACTTCAAAATCATCCAGCGCCATAGTCTCAAATCCTTCGGCTAGCGTTCTATTTTGGAAAATCGGGACCCACATACCAGATCGTGACTGCAAGAAGTGGGCTGTGCTCGGCAGTCGATGATACCGCCGTACTTATTTGTTTCACGGTGACATCCGAAGGCTGTTTGTCCAGCCATTCGTTGATTTCGATTTCCATATTGTAGATCGCGTTGTCGTTGTTGGCGTGAAAGATTTTCACCGGCATGTGTTTCCGCCCTCTCTTTTGGGCTTTGCGCAAGGGGCATTGAACCGCGTCCCCGACCTTGCGCGAATCGCTGCTTCGATGTGTGTTAGATAGCATGCTCCAACAGTTGGGATCGAGGCGGCCTCCCGGACCAGCCGGGTAAAAAAGTCCGCGCCGGTACTTTTTCAACTGGGGAATTTCCCCAGTTCAAAACCGCCAATTGGCGGATTTTGGCAAGATTCCGGTTCGGAAACTTGCCGCCTTCGCCGCCGTGTGAGGTCAAACGGTACTCGGCGGATGACAGTTAGAAATCAGATTTCAGAAAAGATTCCGGCTTGGAATCTTTGGAACCTTCGGCAAATTTGCCTAAGGTCATCGGCCGGGGACCTAATCAAATCCGAAACAGATTTCGCATTTGGAAAAGCGACACGTGTGTCGTAAGTCGCCAAATTGGCGACTCTGCGGGCGCGCGGAAGCCGCCCCGTGAGGGGCTGGCGCTTCGGCGGCAAATCAGATTCAATAAGCGCCGCGACCCGGAGTTGGAACCTCCGGGCCGCGACTTGCCATCAACCGCCATAGCAGGGCGACCGATGACCGACTCAATCAATATCAAAAAACCATCCGGCATTCCGCCTGGCTGTGGCTCCTATCAACATGGAGCACGCCATCATGACCATCACGAATGCCCGCCGCGCCGTCCCGGCCGGCGCCACGCCTCTGCCTTCAAGACGATCGATCATGCGTTCCATTGCGTCCTTGTTGCCGGTGGCATGCGTCGGCGCTCCGGTTGTTGCGTCGGCGGCACCGCTGGCGCTTGTCGCGCCCGCGCTCGTCCCGGCGCTGGCGCCAGTCATTCGGGAAGAATCAGCCATCATGGCGATCGGCGCCCAGATCGGGCGGATGGTTGCTGCTTACCGTTCCGCCGATGCCGCGCGGCTCGAAGCGCGAGATTGGGCTGAAAGACTTTCGCCACGTACTCCCCCGGATTTGATCTTGCCGCCGGGGCATCCATGGCGGCAAGCGTGCGGCGAGGAAGTGCGGGACGCTGAGGGCAATCGGCCTGAGCCTCAGACCTACGTCGCCGCCGACGGCAAGCGCTATGCCCGAATGCCGGTGAAGGTGCTCAATTCGAAGATCACTCGCGCCTATCTCCAGCAGCACGGGTTGAAGCACGAAGGCCCGCGCCTTCGCCGGCTGATCGCCCGCGCGGAAAAATACGAACGGCAACGCCTGACTGCGATTCAAGTCTCAGGCATTCGCGCGGCCGTTGACCGCCTGGAAGCCGTGCGATGGGACATCAATCACCTAGCCCACGAAGCCGCGAAACTCGAACCTCGCACATGGGCGGGCGTCGCGATCTTCGCGCGATTGGCAATCCTCCCCGATGAACTCGGCGACGATGTGATGGGATGGAAACACGCGATGCGTGTTCTGCTGACAACGGCGCTCGCTCGCGCTGTCCTGACCGTCTCGCAGTACGCGCAGGAAGGTGTGGCATGAGCGCGGCACGCAAGGCTGTGAAGCGCCCTCGCGCGGCGCCGAAGCGCGACACAACGGAAGCGGCGATCATCGGCGGATGCGTCCGCTACTTGGCGGCGATCGGCGGGGCGTCGGCGTGCTTCAACGCAGACTCCACGGGCGATAGCGTCTTTGCGGCGCCCGTAGCCGGCAAGCTCATGGGCGATGCTGGCGAAGTCCTCCTTAAGTTTGCGGGGAAGCCCGCGACAACGGCAGCAGCGATCAAGGCAAAGGCAAGGGTCGCCACGGCTATAGTCGACACGGCGCAGCACGGTCAGCCAAGCCCCACGCAGTTCGCGTTTCTTCGTGTCTTCATGAATGAAGTAGCCGCCTTCGTGACGCCGATGGCGGATGCCGCGTGGCGGGACGGCAAACACGCAAAGCGGGCCAAGTTGGCCTAAGCTCCGAATCGGATTTATGGCCCGCCCCGGCTTCACGGCCGGGGCGGGGCAGTCTCAACAATATCGGGAGCGGCGACAATGAGTGCGAAAATGAAAGTGAATGAACGCCTTTCCGCTGCTCTAGCCTCAAAGACGAGGGCTGTGCTTGCTGCACTCTCAGAGGTCGGTTTCGGCGAAGACGAGGCCGAGCAACTGATCGAGGAATTTGAAGAGGCGATGGAAGAGGGTGAAACGGCCGAAGAATGGAGAGCGCGAGAGACGCGGATTGCGGACTCCGACATCGGCCGCCTGCTCCTAGAGCGATATGAGATCGAGCAACAACTGCTTGACGATTTTGATTCCCAACGACCCGCCGCGCGGGTTTCGAATCGGCAAAACAAATGAGATGGTGCGATGATGACCGAACGTCGAAAAATAGAGATGGACGCGGACGCGGCAGCGATCTTCGCGGAAGCCGCAGCGACGATCACGACAAATGCGTTGAACGGCCTTCCAGACGGCGCGCGTGCTGGCGTCGCGGCTCGCATAGAAGCGGGCGGCGAACTTTACCTGCACGTCCAGATGCTCCCGAACTATGTCGTCGTGCTGGCGCTCGATCCGGCACCGGGCGACCCTTCGAAGGTCCCTCTTGAGATCGCCCGCTATACGGGCGCGACGTCCGACGACATCAAGCGGCTACTGAATTAAGCCGATGACTGATCGCGGAAAAATCGAAACTAATTCCAAGGCCGCCGAGATCGAGGCGGCCGTTGCTCAGTTCATTGATCACTACGGCAAGACGGCAAGCGACTTCGGAATTGCCAAGGGCTTCCTGTCGGCCGCGATCGGACACGCGGCCGTGACGATGGATGATCGCGCGCCGCTTCGCGATCTCTTGCTCGCCGCAGCGGACGCGGCTGAGAAGGGCGTAGCGCTGAGTTCGCGCTACACTCGCCCGGCGCCATGGGTCCCGGCGGGCGGCGCCGCTGAGGTCACACAAGCCGCTGTAGGGAAGATAACGGCGACGCTCGCCAAGCTGCACGACTCCGACCCTGCCGCAGACCGCGCGGCGCTGAATGCCGCTGCACTGCGGGCGGGGCTGATCATGATCACTTGGCATGAGCCGAAGTACTCCGCTGCGGCGATTCGGGCCTTCGCGGGAGCATTGAAGGACCTGCCGACAACCGGACTTCAATAAGTAGCCTGATCTCAGTTGTTCTCAGTTGATCGAAGTTAGACATTTAGCCGTCAAAGATCATTGACAGTCGACCGTCGAAGTCCATACTAGGCGGCATGACGCTAGACGACGCCCTGATCTATTACCGGAAGGGCCACTTCACGGCAGAGGACGTGACGCGGGCGACGGGCCTATCCGAGCGGGCGCAGCGCGAGCTTCTCAAGATCGGCGTGCTCCAGGCGGTGCCGCAGGCCAAAACGAAAACCCGGCTCTTGGACGATCGGATGGTGAAGCGAGCGGCGATCATCGCCCCGCTGAATCAGCACGGGCTGAGCCTCAAGGTCGCGGGAAAAATCGTCTACGCGTCCATGATGCCCGAAGATTTTATGTTCGATGTCATCGATCCGATCCAGCAGCTTTTTGAAGTGTCGGGCGATTGGGACCCGATCACAAAGCTTCCGCCGAAGCGCCCCGTGCCCGAAAAGTACGGCGAGCGCGATCAGTGGGGATGGATCAATCACGGATGGTTCGATCCGAAGAATCCCGTTCAAGCCGAGGAATTTGATCACCACATCGAGATCACCAATGGGCGCTATGTCAGCGTCTACAGCGGTGGCGAAGGCCCGATCATGACCGGCGAGTTAACCGCCGATCAAACAGATATTGTCGTTTGGTGGGGTTCGGTCTGGGATGAGCTGATCGAGCCGATCGAAGAGACCCCCGAGAACGCTTGGGCCAAGGGTCACTTCCACTCGCGCTACGCCCTCTCGCCCGACCTTCGCAAGTATCAGTGGAAAAAGCCGACGGATGATGAAAGGGCGCGGGCGCTGTTCGCTTGGAAAAATCCGATTTCGAAATTGAGAGTGAACGCCGATCTCACACTGCGCAGCGCAATGCGCCGGCTTCTCTACATCGATCCAGTCGAGTGATTCGTATGCGTCATGGAGGCTCACCACAGCTTTTAGGAATGGTCGGGATGATCAATTCGAAACCGAGCGCCCTTGTGCGCGGCGCTAAAGCTATCGCCGAGATTTTGGAAGTCTCGCCGATCACCGTCATGCGTTGGGCGAAAAAAGGCCCGCTCAAGGGGCTCGCGTACAAACCGAACGGCAAGACATCGCCGCTGACCATCGTCCGCGCCGACGCCGAGCGCGTGCGCGGCAAGATGCGTGAGGTAGCGCAATGAGCGATCTTCAAAAGGCGCATGCAGCAGTCAAAAGTCTCGCGGCCGAACTGGAAGCTGAAGGCGTCTCGCCCGCAGACATCATCGACGCGTTATTGGTTGTCGGCTCGAATGCCGCTCACAGACTGTGGGGTGCCGCGCCAGCCGCGAGCTACTTCCACAAGGCTGCCGTCGCGCTCGAATCCGGGCAGACCCTCGGAAAGTCGAACTGACAATGGATTCTCCCGGCACAATGATCACGTCGCGCGGCGCGGCGTACTGCATCCGGGAAGCCGGGAGGATTGCGCGAGCATGCGCTTTCGTTCTCCCGGATGCAGACGCCGCTGCAATTCGAGGGGAGCGCCGATGAGTACGGAATCGGCGATCCGACTTGACGATCTCCCCATGCTCGCCACCCCGAAACAGGCGGCGACGGTTATGGGGCCAACCGAAGCGCAAGTCCGCGCCTTGGTACGCGACGGACGTATCGCGCACGTCCTTGTCGGCAAGCGAGTGATGATCCCGCGCGATGCGATCGAGCGTTTCATTCAAGAGAACACGGTGCAACCATGCCACGGCGAAACTCAGGCGCCCGCCTCCGCTATCTCGAAAAGCGCGAGTGCTTCTATATCGTCTGGACTGAAAACGGTCGCAGCCGGGAGCGCAGCACGGGCACTGCTGATAGCAAGCTCGCTGAAATCGCGCTTGCCGAATTCATCAACATCCGTGCCCGAGACGCCGGGCCGCGTGATCCCAATCAGATCTTGATCACCGACGTTCTGGCAGACTACGCGCAAGAGCACGGGCAAGAAACCGCTTCGCCGTGGCGGATAGCGGCAGCCCTCAAGAAAGGGCTCGTGCCGCTGTGGGAGGGCCGCACCGTCGCTGAGGTCAACCGGGAATCATGCCGCGCCTATGCGAAGTCGCGCGGCCGATCGGCGGGAACCGTTCGGCGCGAGCTTGGCATTCTTCGCGCTGCCATCAATCATTCGTTCAAGGCGGGGCGGCTCACGCGCATGGTCGCGATCCACCTGCCCGACCGTCCCGAGCCGCGCGACCGATGGCTAACCCGCAAGGAAGCGGCGGCCCTGTTGCGGACCGCTCTTCGCGAACCTCGTGTGCGGCTGCACCTTCCGCTCTTCATCCTGATCGGTCTCTACACCGGCTCGCGCAAGGAAGCGATCCTGTCGCTTCGCTGGTCGCAGGTGGACCTTGATGGCGGGCGGATCGATTTCAACACGCCAGGGGCCCGCCGCACGAACAAGCGCCGCGCCCGTATCCCGATTCCAGGGAAGCTCTTGGGCCACCTGCGGCGCGCACGTCCGCGCGGCGTAGAACTGGGCTTCGTGATCAATGAGAACGGCAAGCGGCTCGGCGACGTGAAGCGCGGCTTCGCGACGGCATGCCGCAAGGCGGGCTTGGAAGGCGTGAGCCCGCACGTCCTGCGGCACAGTTGCGCAACGTGGTTGATGCAACGCGGCGTGCCGATGTGGGAAGCCGCAGGCTTCCTTGGAATGAGCCGCGAGACGTTGGAACGGGTGTACGGCCACCATCACCCCGACTTTCTCAGAGGGGCAGCGGAGGCTTTAGGATGAGCGACGATGAGATCATGGATTCGATCTTAGGGGTGCTGGAAGCACACCTAGACGAGGAAAACTTCAAACGCGCGCACGACTGGCTCGTAAAGCGATGCGCGGCTTACGAGGCTCTCGAAGACTTGGGGATGCTCCCCGAATGAGTGTCCGCAGTATGTCCGCGCTACCCCGGCGGTTTTCTGGCATTTTCGGGCTTGCCGTGGGCCAACAATCCAATAAAAATGGGCCTAAGTGCGCTGTGCTCTTTCCTCCGAAGGCAGAGGTCAGGGGTTCGAATCCCTTCGGGCGCGCCATAGGTCTCAGCAGCCTTGATAAACCTGAATAACTTGATAGCTCAGATGCTTGGCCTGCCGCAGTGGTATCAAGCGGCGGTATCAACGCATGCGGTTTTCGATGGGTGTCATCAAGAACGAGCACGGTGTGTACATCGTACGCCTGAAGGTCCCGAAGGGCCTTGAGGGACCTGTTGCCCAAGTGCTCGGCAACGGCAAATCACGCCAAGAATTTCTTCAGCAAAGTCTCAGAACGAAGGACAAGGACGACGCGAAACGGCGCGCGCCTGCGGTGCTCACTAGTTTCAACCGCGTGCTTGATAGAGCGCGGGCCTTACAGTCGGCTCCGCAGCGGGCCAAGTTGAGCGATGCTGAGATCGCCCGCATTGCAGATGTGCACTATCATGCGGTCCTTGCTGATGATGAGGACGTGCGCAGAGAGGGCACCGGCTCAGAACCGCTGTTCCAGAGCGTAGCACAACAGTTGTCGCAAGAGGGAATTGAACACAACTCACCCTTTGCAATTGGCCCGGCTCCCCGCGCGGCCGGTCTTTCTCAACGGGAAGAACACAAGCTCAACGAGACCGTTGCCATAGTGCTCCCTCACAGACAGCGGGCGCTTGCTCGCGGTGACATCAGCGTCGTTCATGACGAAGTTGAGGGGCTGCTGTTCTCACTGAACATTAATCTAGATCGAAGCTCCCAAGACTACCGCAAGCTTGGAATGGCGGTGCTCAAAGCGGACGTGCGTGCACTTCAGGCGGTGGCAAAGCGCAGCGTGGGTGAGTGGACAGACACACCAGCAGAGCCAACGGTGAGCCTTGATGGTCCAGCGTCAGGCGAGGGGCTGAAGGCCGCGTTTGAGGGATGGAAAAGACACACCGAGCCAAGCAGGCGCACCACAGACGAATTTGAACGCGCCATTCGGCTGTTCACGGAATTACACGGGGACATCTCGATTGCCTCGATAACGCCGATGCACGCTCGGCAGTTTCGAGAGGCATTACAGGCGGTCCCGAGACGCCGAACAGGCGCGCTTCAGAACATGACGCTGCCTGAGTTGGCACGGTGGGGACAAGAGCATGCCTCAGCGGTGAAGATCACTAACGCGACCGTCAACAAACTGTTCAGTGGCGTGCAGTCCATTACGAAGTGGGGCAAGCGGAATGGCTATGTATCGGCCGACGCTCGCATGGATGATCCGTTCGCTGGTGGGCGTTTGCCGAAGCAGAAGTCCAAGCGCGAGCCGTTCAAGTCGCATGACTTGCAGCGCCTGTTTAACGCTCCGATCTACACCGAAGGGGTGAGGCCAAAGGGCGGTCACGGTGAGGCCAGCTATTGGCTTCCTCTGCTGGCGCTATTCACCGGGGCACGCCTTAGTGAGCTTGCGGGCCTAGCGGTGTCGGACGTTCGCACGGATGATGACAGCGGTGTCACTGCGCTTTTCATCGTGGAAGACCGTGAACGCGGACGCAGCATCAAGACGGCATCTTCGGAGCGTGCTGTCCCGGTGCATCCTGAGTTGGTTCGGCTAGGCTTCCTTGACTACGTAATGCGGTCGCGAAAGGCGGGCGGTGACAACGCGTGGCTATTTCCACTGGTAGCGCCGGGCACGGATGGTGAGCGCGCGTGGTCCAAATGGTTCGGGCGCTATCGTAGGAGGCTGGGTGTCACCAGCGCGGACACCGTGTTCCATAGCTTCAGGCATGCCTTCAAGGACGCCCTACGCAGAGCGCGTGTTGGTGAGGAACGCAGTGACGCTCTCACCGGACACACAAGCGCATCAATAGGCAGAAGCTACGGCGCTAAGGGGATGCTTGAGCGCTTCGGCTGGAAAGAACTCGCGGAGGACGTGGCTGGTGTCAGGTATCCGGGATTGGACCTGTCACACATTCGGAGGCAAGCCGGTACGAGACCGGAGCGTAAGCGATAGTTATCCTTCGGCGACAGTTGCCGCTTGTATGCCGTACTTCCTTTTGTCGTCATTTGACGGGGGTTTCTGTCGCTACTGATTTCGAGACACCAACTGCGATCCATCCGGTGATTGTCACTGAAACAATAATGTTGCCGCCGACTCCACGGACCACTAGCCCCGAACAGCGGCATGTCTCTACGGCCGAGGAGCATGCACTCGCTAAACCCTCGGCCAAGACGAAAGGGGTTGGGAAGTGGTCATTGATCAAGAGAAACGACTTGCGCAATTCGAGAGGGAGCAGGCCAAGCAACGGCTAGTGGCCTACGCGAAGGCTTGCATGACCCGCGTGCACACTGGTGAACTGATGACGCGGCAAGCGGATGATGATCTAGCGCTGCTCGATGATCTGGCACCCGCTGCCGGGATCACGGTCGATGAGGTGTTTGACCAAATCCGCGCTGAGGACATCCCACCGAAGCAAAGGCGCAAGTGGCGGAAGGTGTACGTTGACGAAGGTGAGGGGCGGGACTAGCTCCCATTCGGGCCATAGGGAGGCAGGGGGTTAAACCTCTGCTTCCCACCACAGGCTAGGCCACCAGTAGCGGTGTCTATTGTTGTGGGACGGAGCGTGATCGAAGGTCAGCGTCAGTTGCGCGCCGAATGTTCTCCGGTGGCTTACCATATGCAAACCGCAGTGCATTGGCAGCGGCTGGCCTACTTTCAGTCTATGTTATTGCTGGACAGTCCGCCCGGCGAACGCAACGTCGGCCGGTTAATGCACTCGAAGTCCATAGAGTAGAGCTACCTTTGGGCTTTCAGTGCATTCCTCACGGTGGAAACCAGCGGCCACCATTGGTGAGCCTCTGGCAACCGCCGCCTCCACGCCTGAATGCACTGTTTCTCCAAAGAGAGACCCTACCTTTGGGCTTTCAGCGCATTAAACGACCGACAGGAGAGACCTAGGCTACCTTCGGTGTTCCACAAACCACCACCATGATGGTGATGCTGTTTGGTGAGAGCCGAAGTGGACCTAGGTTTCCCTAGCTGACCACAACGATGTTGATCGTGATTGTGATCAGCCTGTAGCCAACCGTTAGGCTGCAATAGGAACGGTGGTGGCTATCCGCTCGAAGATTGAACCACCGCGACCGCGCTTGGACACATAACGCCACCCAAGGCTTGCTATGGCCTGCTGTACACCGTGGTCCTGCATCAGGTTCTTGCCTACGTCACGCCACGGTTTGTGAAGCTGCTGACCGATCCATTTTGTGGAAATGGTGTTGGGTAGTCCTTCAGCACTCAGCAACGTGTAGAGCTTCTGAGCGTAGGTTTGCTGCACGTCCTCAGTGGTGGACATGCTGACTGTTGCACCTGGAAATAGACGGTCCTTGTTGGCCAGCAGCCGCTCAACGTCACCTGTACAGACCAGCTTCTGCTTACCGCACACACCATGTTGGTCGAAGCAGCGACCGCGACCACGCAATGCCATCTGCTTGTTCCACCGTAGGACATGACCTTCCCATACAGCGTCCACAGCAGACGCCTTACTGTTCTGTGTGGTCATGAGAGCCAGAGCGCCTTCAGTGGCTTTGTGTTCCTGAAGCCCCTGAGCATTCGCAATGGCCACACGGCGGGGAATGTAGAACTCATCGAACAGGAACACCGCGTCAGCATCTTTCCAATGGTTCGCACCGATACCGACACCCCAATGCGTGATTGCGATGTAGCGGCCCTCAATATCCCAACTGTAGTCCTGCGGTGAGCTACCGATGGCACCTTCTGGAAACGCTTCATCGTCAATGAGCCGCTTCTTGCAAACCACAAGCCCTCGCTGTCCCGGCTCCATATGGTCCTTGATCACGCCCACCATGTGATCGACGTAAGTCCTACGGTTCTTCGCAAGCTTGAGGAACGTGGTAAGGCGCTCGCGTGTCACCGAAGGGACATGCACGATGCTGAGATTGTCGTAGCGAGCGGTTGGCATCTCCTGCATCTCTCGCCAAGGACAAAGGTGCATTACGCCGTCAATGTCTGCGGTGGCATCCAGCAGCACCATACCGGGAGTGCGCATCAGGTTCCATTCGTACCCGATGAACTGCGGTGCGCCTTTGCCTCCAGCACCGCGAGCAACGAAGGCGTAGCCATTGGCCAGTGTTTTTGCGAACGCGAACACTTCAGCGATGTACGGTATCTCTTGGCGCTTAGAGCGGGCGTAGTCTGATGCCTGCTTCGTCGTGAACCATTGCAGGTTCTTCGCCGCAGCCCATGCGTCCGCGTTGTCCGATGGCTTCTCAAGTTCACCGATGGCAGCGGTGCGACCGGCCATGAAGCAATCAAGCTCAAGCACCGGCAGCTTGTCATCTTCTGTGAGCGTCGTGTCTTCGGCTACACCTTCCCAAACGCGCACCATCTGTGAGTACGTCACCGCGTGGATTTCAACTTGGGACGGCTGTTCGTCCACGATGGTTAGGGCGCGAGGAACGAACCGTGTCAGGTGAGATACGCTTTTTGCCTTATGACCGCGCGTTCCGCTGTAGAACGCGTGGGTCACAATCGCCACCGGATAGAGCCGTAGGTCGTCAACGTCGTGACGAGCGGAAGGGTTGGGCACCTTCGCTTTCTCGCGCTGCTTCTCTGATTGCCTGCTCGCATCGTGGTCATTGGTCCAAATCGCGACCTTGCCGGGCAGTAGCTTTGAAAGCTCCTGATACATCTGTTCGGCTTTGGTGATTTGGTCGACCACGAACACGCAGCCATAGGGCGCGTCAGGATTAGTCTCACCGTGGCGCACGAGTGCCGCGATGAACGCCTGACTGAAAGATGTCTTGCCAGCACCGGCAGGCGCGGAAACCACATGAAGGGTTGCGGGCTTGCTCTTGCCGAGAGGCGCGTCCTGAGCTTCGCAAGAGTCGCCTAGAGCGCGGTAACAGACATCAAACAGGCTGTCTCCAATCCGCATGTAGAAATCGGTGGTGAGCATCGGCTGCTCACGATCGCTATCAATCTCACGGATTGCAGCATCGTAGGCCGCGCGAAGGACCGCACGGTCGGGTAGCGTAGTCATAGTTCTCCTGATGGCCGCAATAGCGGCTGTTTTCGTGAGTTGTTGATTGTCGGGAATAGGGGGAGGTGGTGACCGCAGGAATCAGCCGCTAACTCGGAGGCTCAAAATCCCCGCGATGCACCGCACGGTGAACTTCAGTTACCGTTGAACGCCTTGGCCAAGCGGTGGGACACGAGCGGCGGTTAGTGCCGCTGTTATCTCGGCGGGACCAAAGGCACGTCCCTGCATAACCCTCACGGTAGGCTGAGACGCAGCACCAAGTGCTGACCGCATTCGCACCGCCCGCAAAAGATCTGACATGGCGCGCGCTTGCGCTTCACTACTGATCTTCTTCAATCCAAGGCCAGCGAGCGGAATTGCAAACCCATGCACCCCTCCCGTTGCAAACGATGACGCAGCACCTGACGTGAGTACACCGAGGTGGCCACCGCCACCGGCTGCGAGGCTTCCAACTTCGTTCAGCAAGTTGGCAAACGATCCACCGCTAACAATCTTGTCCATGCGGGCACGTTCAGCTTCGGAGAAGCCCTTCTGAAGGCGCTCACTGTTGAGCACGTTCTTCACTTGCGACCGTATAGCCTCACCGCTGGTCAGCCCGGAACGTGATGCCGCAGCGTTTAGGTCGGCAGTTTCGACCTTGCCTTCCAGCATCTCGGCGCGCTTCAACGCGGCATAGTTCGCATTCGCATCACGCCACGCCTTGCCGAGCGCCTGCACTTCCTCAGCAGTCCCACGGGCAACATCCTTCATCGGGAGGGCACCGTAGTAACCCTTGAAGTCAGACAGTGCGGTGTTGGCGGCGCGCGCCTCATTGCTGGACGCCTGCTTCGCAGCGTTGCCCAAGGTTTGCCGGATGGCCTCAAGGTTCTTGGCGGTAATCGTCGCTCCCGCTGGTGCAGCCGCCATGTCACCGAGGATAGCGTGAGTGCCCGGCGCTAACCGTGCGCCCAGCCCGGCTTCCTCCAACTTCTGCTGTGTCTCGAAAGCGAACCGCTGGAGTGCGGAAGGCTTCAACTCCACAGGCGAGGAACGCACCGCGTTGTAGCCTGCATCAGCCGCAGCACGTAGGGCATCATTGGTGACTGCCGGTGGTGCAACAGTAGCCAACCGGCCGGTTACTGGCGCGCCGTTGATCAACGAAGCGGTCATCGCGAGATTGGCAGCGCGCTTGATAGCCTCGTCGCTAGACGGATCGAGCTTGCCAGCTAAGGCATCACCGGGCGCTGTAGCGCCGCTCTGTGCCATGCCAAGCAGGCTCTTGATGGCTCCGACGATTGACGGCCTGCCAATCACCGGCAACGAAACCTGGCCGGGGACTTGCTTGGTTGGGTTGTCCCATAGGGCCTGTGCCTTGTCGGTGAGGCTCGTGGGAGTGTTTGGTGGCTTAGCTGGCTGTAGACCACCGCTCAGTACGCTCGGCGCATCTGCCAGCGGCTTGCCTTGCGATAGGTAGTCGAGAGTTTCCGCGTCGGGAGAACCAGCGTTGCGCGTGTCGGCCGATTGCGTCTGCTGAGTATGGCGCTTCGCAAGCTGGTCAACGATTTCTGTAGGCGAGTAGCCAGCCTTTTGAGCACCAGCGATGTCGAACACGCTGGAGAACTTTGGCGACACGTGGTTGAGGATTTCGTCGTCAGAGTATCCGGCCTGACGCGCACCACTGAAGTCGTAGTCGGGAGCGCGGGACGGCTTTGCTACCGGCTGTGACTGCGGTGAACTTCCGTTCTGCGCGTGCCATTGCTGGGCACCGCGTAGGGCTGATTGTTCATCAGCAGCTTCGATATCCAGCTTCTGACCCGTAGGGGTTTGTATCGTGTAGATCGGCATCAGCGTGCGGCCACCAACTGGTTGAGCTTGTTAACGCGTAGTCGATTGAGGAACTGCCGGATGTAGTTCCGGCAGGCAGTGACGGTAGACATGCATGTCCTTTGCTTGGATGTGGGCGCAGAGCGGTTAGCTATGACCGTCCGCGTTGGTGGACCGGCCAATGTATCTTTGGCACGGCAGTGTGCTCAGCGGCGTATGCAGCCCCAAGAGAGCATTTAGGAAAAAAGTGCCGCTTCCCTGTATAGTACCTTCATTTTTTACTAAGGCATTGACTTATCGATAAATTACCCTCATTAGATGGGGCTGCAACTGTATAGACTTCGTATGGTTGTTCAAAGTGAAGTTATCCCGGATAGGTTCCATGTCTGCTGAGGCTATCTGCAAAGACTTTCCACGCTGCCGGGGTGCGTTGTTCACCACGCAACAATTCATGAAGCTCGGGGGCGAGCAATGGGATCGCTCGACAGTCACGAGCGTTGGCTTGGAGGCCACGCGGTTGTACGCAGAGATTTTTGGAAAGAAGAACCGCCGGGTACGGTCGTCAACGGCGGCTGGTCATCGTGGCATGGTGGGCAAATATCCGTGCGGCATCATTGCCCAAGCGTATCGGAACGTCATCGCCAAGAAAGCGGCTCAGCACAGTGTTGCCGCTCACGGTCAGGTGCTGACGCAAACCTAAGACACCGCCCCCTTCGCTCTTTCAACCGTCTGGACGTTTTCGTCATGGCCACCCGGGACCACTCGTAGGTGGCATGCCCCCTCTCGACGGTCACGCTTGCTAGCGCATGGCAACAGGTAAGCAGGCAGGCGTGTGACATTGTGGTCGCCGCCGAACGAGGCGCACAAATCATCAACCGCATACACTGCCGATGCTCGGCAATTCTCACAGGCCACCGTCACGCGAGTGGTAACGCACCGATCTAGCCGCAGGGTCGCGTCAGGATGATCAGCCGGGATGCGTTCGGCGCGCGTGCGACGTAGGCGCGGATCGTCCATCAGGCTCCGCAGATAGGCCGCGTGCGCTTCAGGATCGTTCTCAGGCCACATACCGGACTTACCGCGTACCAGCGCCAGCGAAGCAACTAGGCGCTCCGCAGTGCTTTGCGCGAGCCATCGCTTGATGTTGTCGGTCTTCAACCGGCGCGGCGGTGGGTAGGCTGGCATGACCTAATTCCGCCGCTGAGTCGCGAGGATGGCAAGCCGCTAGGGATTGCGGCTGTACGCTACCGTCTCGCAAGGTGTGCTAAAGCAGAAACGCGTACGAACTGGAATACGTTGGGGAGGGTCGGTTGACAGACTTCAGCGGAGTCCTCACCGCCGTCCCGCTGGTGGCGCTATTCGTATCCGCTTGTGCACTTGGAGTTTCGCTCTTTGCCCTCCTTCAGTCCCGCAAGACTTCCCTGCTGAACGCAAGACGCGAGGTGATCGACCACCTACGCGCGGCGCTGTACGACATTCAAATCCATGGCGCGATCAGAGATGAGACCGTGGCGAGCGTTCGCGACGCATACCAGCTTTCCACATTGGTGTTTGGGAAGCAGATAGAGAAAACGCTGGAGGAAGCATTCGCAATAGCGTTTCGTCTGAGCCACAAGCCTGAAGATAGGTGGAGCGACAAGGACTACGAGGACAGAGAGGCGCTACTGAAAGCGCTTGGTGACGCCTTCGGTGCCATGAAGGCGAAAGCTTCCATCTCGTAGCAAAGACACTGCTGCTGTGAGCCAAGCTTCTGCTCAGGCTTTACTCGGCATTTTTGAAATGGGGTGGCGGGGTGTTTCTGGAAATTCAGACCCGAAAGGGGACCCATTTTTACGTGGCAGCCCTCCCTACTTCTCAACCCACTCGCCGCAGTCAACACCATTGATCATGCGCGGTTGCCACCGATGGCGCGCCTCGAAATCCTTCCGCGCGTGGTCTAGCTGGCGCTTCGTTTGCCGATGCTCCCTCACGGCATTGATCACGCGGTGGATCACCCATGCTGCGATAGCAATCCATATCCACGTTTGAACGGTGACCCCGGCGAACGTCATGTTCAGAACTTCCATCGGCCGCAT